TAGGATTCAAACCACCCGTCCAGAGCGGGTCTGGCTACCACTTCAGGTAAATACCATGCAAGCTGAACTGACACCCCCGCAAGACCTGCTCGTACCGGCTCCAGAGACAGCGCCGGTTGCAGTCATCAAGGCCGACGATCTCCGGGCGCTCGGCAACAAGTTGTCCGGCCTGTTCACGCAGTATGTCAGTGACCGCAGGGTGGCTGAGCTGAAGTGGATGCGCAACCTGCGACAGTATCTCGGGCAGTATGACCCGGAGATCGAGCGTGACTTGTCGGTCAACCGGTCGCGGGCCTACCCTCGCATCACACGGGTCAAGTGCATCAGTGTGTTGTCACGTGTGATGAACCTCATGTTCCCCGGCAACGAGCGCAACTGGGAACTGCAGGCCAGCCCCAGTCCGGACCTGTCGCCGCAGGCTGTCCTCGCGGCGATGAAGCAGCTGGCGGATACGCGCATGGCCAGTGGTGGCAATGCGCCGCTGACGGACGACGACGTCGAGATGGTGGTGATGGAGCTGGCGCAGGACAAGGCCGAGAAACTCGCGACTCAGATTGACGACCAGCTGCAGGAACTGGGTGGTGACCAGTCGCTCGACCACATCGCACTCAATCGCAAAGTGGTGCAGAGTGGGATTATGTACGGTCTTGGGGTATTGCGTGGGCCGTTCGTGACGTCGACACAGAAAACCAAGTGGGGCATCGATACGACGACAGGCATCCCGGCACCCAAAGTGTCCACCCAGTACAAGCCGACGTTCGAGTTTTTGCCAGTGTGGGACTTTTATCCGGACATGAGTGCCAAGACGTTACGGACCATGGACGGGTATTTCATCCGGCTGGTCATGTCGCGGCACCAGTTGCGCAAACTGGCTGACCGGGCGGACTTTTTCGGTGAGATCATCAAGACGTACCTCAAGACGACAGGTCAGCAGGGGAATTACAANGCTCAGCCGTTCGAGGCCGAGTTGCGCACCATGGGTGTCAAGATCAATGTCAACGAACAGAAGGCCGAGACGACCAAGTACGAGGTAATTGTGTGGAATGGTCCCGTCAGTGGACATTTCCTGCAGCTGGCCGGCGTGGACGTACCGGAAGACCGCATGGCGGACGACCTCGATGCGGAAGTGTGGATGGTGGACAACAATGTCATCAAGGCCGACATCAACCCATGGCGTAAACTCGGAACGGACGTGCAGACCATCCACACGTTTCTGTTTGACGAGGACGACACCAGTCCCATCGGCAACGGGTTGCCCAACGTGATGCGGGACAGTCAGATGTCAGTGGCGGCAGCGGCGAGAATGCTGCTGGATAACGCCAGTGTGGTCTGCGGACCCAACCTTGAGCTGAATACCGAGCTGCTACGGTTAGATCAGGACTTGACCAGTGTGCACGCGTACAAAATCTGGTATCGGGAAGGTATCGGCATGGACGCACAACAATCTGCGGTGCGGAACGTGCAGATCGACAGCCACATGGACGAGTTGCTCAAGACGATCGACCTGTTTATGAAGTTTGCGGACATGGAAACCTTCGTCGGACCAGCCACTGGCGGCGACATGGAGAAGGGACCGAGCGAGCCGATGCGGACTGCTGCCGGCGCCTCGATGATCCGTAGCGACGCGGCGTTGCCGTTCAAGGACATCATCCGCAACTTCGATACGTTCACGCAATCCTACATTTCGTCACTGGTATGGTTCAACCGCAAATTCAACCCTTCGCCGGAGACGGAAGGGGATTACAACGTGATCGCTCGGGGCGCTACCAGCCTGATTGCCAAGGAAGTGCGAGGTATGCAGCTCGACCAGTTGGCGGCTACCATGACACCTGAAGAGAAATTGCACGTTGATGAGCGTAAGATGGTTGAGCAACGGTTTGCTGTGCGTGACCTGAGTGGTATGCTCGTCAGTCCGGCAGAAGCCGAGCGGCGCAAGGAAAGCGCGGCTGCGGAAGCTCAGAAACAGTCGCAGCAGCAGGAAGAAATGATCGCGGCGGAAGTCCGCAAGACGCTGGCCGAGGCGTTCAAGAATATCTCGCAAGGCCAGAAAAACGCGGCGAGTGCCGAGGCGACACAGGTACAAGCTACACTGAACATTTTGGAAAAGGGGCTGACAGGTGGAACGGAAGCAGGAAATGGCGGTGCTGCTGGCGGCGGTGCAGCAAAGCCGCAACAATCACGACGTCCAGCAGGTAGTACGGCTGCTTGACCTGATGTACGAGGAAGCCAAAGATGCACTGGTGGCCTGTGGGATGGACATGTTCGAGGCGGCGCAGTCCAAGGCCCAGACCATCGCGCATATTCGTAACAAGTTGTCACAGCCCAGCATGGCAGAAGCGCAAGCAATTTATCGTAAGCACAACCCGATTCAAGGAGAGTAAAACATGCCCCCGGAAACACAGCAGCAACAGGATGATCTTGATTTTACCGCTGCGTTCGCGCAGTTTGGCACGGATGAAGTTCCTGCCGTACCTGTAGCGCAGGCACCGGAAACGCCGGAGACGCCTGAAGTTTCGGAGACCCCCGAGACGCCAGAAACGCCTGAAGTTCCGGAGACCCCCGAGACCCCCGAGACCCCCGAGACGCCAGAAACGCCAGAAACGCCTGCACCGACCGATCAAGACCTGTTGGCGCGCCTCGCGGAGCTGGTTAAGCAACCGCCTGCACCGAAAGCTGCTGAACCCGAGGTTCAACCAGCACCTGAGCCAGAGGCGGACATTTACTCCGCCGATGAAAAGACGCTGCTGGCCGAGTACGAGAAAGACTGGCCGGACGTGGCCAAGGCTGAGGCACTGCGTCGGCGCGGGGAGTACCGCGATCTGGTGAACCACGTGTTCCGTGAAGTGGCTAAGGAACTTGGGCCGCTGTCACAGACGCTGAAGACATTGGCTGAGCGCACACACCTCAACGACTTGCACGAAAAAGTGGAAGATTACGACGATGTGCGTGACAAAGTGATCGATTGGGTAAATAATCAGCCCACCTACTTGCAAAACGCGTACAAACACGTTATACAGCATGGAACGCCGGATGAGGTTGCTGATCTGGTGACGAGGTACAAGAAGGAGACGGCGCCGGATACACCCACGACGCCGGCTCAGAAAACGGAAGCTGAGCTGCCTACGACGACCAAACAAGCGGTCGCAGCGTTGGCCCCAGTCAGTTCCAAGCGGTCTACGATTGTGCAGGCTGACGATCCGAACGATTTTGAAGGTGCGTTCGCAGCGTTTGCCAAACAGGCGTAGCCACAAGGGTATTTTGGAAACTTTCTAGGAGATTCACATGGCTCAAGTTACTGGTTACGGCGATATTAGCCCTGCCGTTGCAGCATATTCCGTGGTTCGCATGCTCAAGCGTGCGATGCCTTACCTGCATTTTGAAAAGTTCGGTCAGACCTATCCTCTGCCGACCAACAGCACGAATACCGCCAAGTTCCGTCGTTACTTCCTGTCCGGCGCCACTGGCTCGGCAGGTACTGGTACCGGCGCGTACTACGTGCCCGTTGCCACGACCCCGCTGGTCGAAGGTGTGACCCCGGCTGGCTCCAAGCTGGCCAACCAAGACTACACGGTCACCCTGAAGCAATATGGCGACTACGTCACCATCACTGACGTCATTCAGGACACGCACACCGACTCCGTGCTGCAGTCTGCTACCGACATCCTCGGTGAACAGGCCGCACTGACCGTCGAGACCCTGCGGTTCAACATCCTGAAGGCCGGCACCAACCTGTTCCGCGCCAACAGCGTTGCCGCACGTAACCTGATTATCACCAAGCCTGTCGACGGCGACTTGCGGCGTGTCGCGACCTCGCTGAACCGCCAGAATGCCAAGAAGATCACGCAGGTTGTTGCGTCCAGCCCGGACTACAATACCAAGTCGGTTGAAGCGGCATACATGGCCATCTGCCACCCTGATCTGGAAACCGACCTGCGCGGTCTGACCGGCTTCAAGCCTGTCGCCGACTACGGCCCGCATACCACCCCGTTCGAGGGTGAGATTGGTTCGTTCGAGCAGATTCGCTTCCTGACCTCGACTGTTGCGGCCCCCTACGCCGACCTCGGCGGTACGGCAGTGACCAATAGCCTGCGCTACACCACGGCGAACACCGCCTGTGACGTCTACCCGATCCTCGTGTTCGGTCGTGACGCCTACGGCATCGTGCCGCTGAAGGGCAAGTCGGCCATGACCCCCATGGTCGTGAACCCGAAGCCCGCCGCTGGTGATCCGCTGGCTCAGCGTGGTACCGTGGGCTGGAAGCTGTGGACCGAGACTGTGATTCTGCAGCAGGCGTTCATGGCTGTTCTGGAGTGCGGCGCTACCGCCTAATGACCCGGGGGCTTCGGCCCCCGTCTCTGTACCCAATTTGAAATAGGAGCAACAACATGCCTTTATCTTCCAGTGTTACTACTCAAGCAGGTGGCATTTCCAACCGTGCTGTCGGCTATGCGGCGACTTCGTCCGCTACCGCAGCCGCCACGTCATTTGTTACTGGTTTCCTGCCCCGCGTCGTGCGGTTCCACAACGTGACTGACCGTATCTCGGATGAATGGTCCGAAGGTATGGCCGCCGCGTCTTCGCTGCATACTGTTGCCGCTGGTACCCGCACGTTGGAAACCACCAACGGCATCACTGTCGGCGAAGTGACGGACACCTCTACCGGTGTTGTCGGCAAGGGTTTTACTGTGACCGCTACCACTGCGGTTGCCAGCAAAGTCTTCGCGTGGGAAGCCGTAGGCTAAACCTGATTACGGGGCTTCGGCCCCGTAACTTTAAGGACACGACATGAGCAAAGTCAGCATCGAGCGTGTAGTCAACGGGTGGGAAATCGAGTATCGAGACCCCGAAATTGTCAAAGAGAACAATAAACCGAAGTCGGGTACGTATCGTGATCCGATGAAGGAAATGGTATTTATGACGACGAAAGAAGTCACCGATTTTTTAACCAAGAATCTTGAAAAGCTGTGTGCTGCTGAAGATTACGAAACCAGCTTTTCAAAAGCTGTAATGGAGAGTGAAGATGACGACTGAACTGGGCAGCAACATTTCCGCACCTGAACTGAAGGCCAAGGGCGTGACCAAGCCCAAGACGGTACGCATCGTATTGGAAGAAAATGATAATATCCCGCCGACCGGCCTGTTTGTTGGAGAGAATGGCCGGGGCTACCTGATTCGTGCCGGGGAAGAGGTCGAGCTGCCGCTCGGTGTAATCGAGATTCTGACCAATGCGACGCAGGCTGTGCCGACCGTGGACCCTCAGTCGTTACAGGTTGTTGGCTACCGCGAAAAATCACTGTATCCTTTTCGTGTCGTGCAAAAAAAGATGGAGTAAGGTATGACCTTGACGGACCTGTTGGACGAGTTGGCGAAACATATGCTTCGTGACAGGTCCGACCTCATGTCGGGGCCGGAGGATTACCTTTGGTCCGACGAGCAGCTGGTCAAGTACATCGATGAAGCGCAGGTGATGTTGGCCCGCAAAGGGCTGGTGATCCGTGACGCGTCTACCGCGTCTGTGGTGGAAGTGGCACTCACCGACGCAATCACTCAATACACCCTTCATCCTTCTGTAGTTGCAGTCATTTCGGCGAAGTTCCCCACAGATGTCGGAGATTTGGCCCGTGCCGGTCATTCCGCGTTCAATTCGTTTCAGCATGTCGACCCCCTGTTTTTTGATCCGGCGCAGCTGTCGACGATGCCACCCGGCAAACCACTGGCGTTTTCGACTGATGAGCAGCTGGATGCGGCTTCCGGCAAGACCGGCGTGGTGAGCATGCGGGTCTATCCGACTCCGACATCCGACTACGATGGCGAGATCATCAACCTGCGGGTAGTGCGTAAGCCCCTGAAGGCCCTGACAGTTGACGATCTGGAAGCCTCACCGGAAGTGCCGGAGGATTATCATCTGGGCCTGCTGGACTGGGCTGCGTATCGGGCGCTACGCAATATTGACAGTGACGCTGGCGCGGTCGAGAAGGCCGACAAATATAAGACCGAGTTTGAGGCGATGATTGCTCAGGCTCGTACCGATTCACTCCGCAAACTATTTGCACCCCTTCAATGGGGGTTCGGTAGAGGCGGCTTCACGTGGGACTACTGATATGGCTGGCATGATGTTCGATCCGACGAAAACGCACTCGGTGTATTTGCGTGGCGGCGGTGTCAGTGGACAGGCAATTGACAGTCCTGTAACGCCTGTGACGCCTGAGATGCCTGCTAAACCTGCAGGACTTCCTCGATTGCGTGGTGGCGGTGTATTGCCAGCAGCTCCAGCAGTTGCAGCGGGTTCCCAACTTCCGGGGCGGTTTGATCCGCTTGCACCGACTGTGCCGAATCCGATGGCCGGCCTGAACGCGCTGCCCGGGATTGAGGGTCAAAAGGATTGGAGTAGTGCGCAGGCAGTCGGGACCAAGTTCGGACTGCCTTCTGCTGGTCAAATCGTACTAGATAAAGCACACAGTGCCAGTGCGCAGCAGGCCAGCGACCAAGCCATAGGTATCGGTGGCGGGTCATCGAACAACCCATTGAATGTCAACGTCACTCGACAGGCTAACGGCAACTTGTCGTTCAGTGGTGTTGGTGGTGGCGAGGGGGTTAATTACACAGGCATGCCGAAATGGTCGAGCCAGAGTGGCGGTGCGGGCAGGGGCGGTATCGGGTACAGCACAGGCGGCAGCATGGGCAATTCAGGTTTCGATCTGGCCAGCCAGAATGCGAAAATGGCGTCGGCGCTACAGGGCATTCGTGACTTTGATCGGCAGAAAAAAGTTGACGCCTACACGGACGCAATTGCTTCTGGTGTTGGCGGAGCAGTTGGTGTGGCACAGAACAAGATAGCATTGGCTGGGCTGGGTGACATTGTGCAGCAGCAGATGCGGGGCGACAACGCGGCTAGTATCAACCAGACGAATGATGCGACTCGTCGTGCCAGCATCGCGGCAGATGTAGGTATGAGTGCTGCGCGTGATGCGACGTCGAGATATGGGGTCGATACACAGGCTAAGACTGCACAAACAGGGTTTGAAGTTGAGAAGCAGAAAGCTGCGGCGGCGATGGCAGCCGCACAGATTCGGGCTGCTGCCGGAAAACCTGCGACGATGAAGGATAAGACCGCACTGTTCGTGTTTGGAGGTAGGAACGCGGATGGGACAGCGCGTACACCTGAACAGCAGGCCGAGGTTGAGCGCAGATACGCGTCTTCGTTCGGCAATCGCGACTCATTGGCGGGCTTAATGCAGTCGTACCAGAACGAGAACGAGAACGAGTAATGCCGTCGATTCAGGACTACCTTAAGCAGTATGAGGCTGCTGGTTCGGCAGGTGTGAGTGTTCCAGATGACGCGATCGATTTCTCGAAGATGGCGTTGCAGCCGGCCCCACGACCCAAGACTGTTCAGAGCGGGGGTTTTGTCCCGGCTGTCAAGCAGGCTATCGGTCAGGGTATTGTTGGCGCAGGTCAGGCTGCAGCGGATTTCGTCCCGGGTGTAAGTCAGGGCAATGTCCTGACACAGTACGGTCAGAGTGTGGTCGATGCGAATCCGACCGCGACACGGTCGCTGGAAGATATTGCTGCTCGGCCCGGTACAGCGCTGAAGGAGGCTACGGGTAACGCAGCTGGATCGATCGGGCTGATGGCAGGCACACGCGCACTGGGCATGGGTATTACTGCCGCGTCACCGTTAGCGGGTCCGTTTGCTCCATTGGTGGCTGGCGCGGGTCAGGCGATTGCGTGGGGTGGGCCGACGCTGGCTGCTGCGCTGCCGTCCTTCGGGGGTATTCGTGCCCGGCAGATGGAAAAGAATCCTGCTGCCGAGGTGTCGTCCGAAGACAAGTTGAAGGCTGCGCTCGGTGCCGGCACGGTAGGTTTGATCGAGGGTAAATTCGGCCCTGAAAGTTGGGCATTGTCGCTGTTCAACAAGAACGCCAGAAATGTACTGGCCGAGAAATTCGCGGCGAAATCGCTCGGAGGCTCGATCGCCAAAGCGGTCACGAAGGGTGCTGCAGTAGAAGGCGCGGAAGAGTTGGTACAGAACCCGATCGAGCAGATGTCGGCTGGGGATAACCCGCTCGATAGCAAGAGCATTGAGGATACGCTGTTTGGTGGCGCCATGGGTGCCTTGGGTGGTGCTGGCGCGGGTAGCGTATTTGGTCTGGTGCGCAATAAGCCAGCAGGACAAGTTACTGATGACGACCTCAAGGGTGCTACAGACGAGCAGCTGGCACCCCCGGCGCCCACCGAGCCGATGCAGGCCGAGTATGAGCAGGCGCAGCGTGAGTTCGAGATTGCCAACCAGCCACAGGGTAATCAGTATCCGGAGCTGCGTAACGCGTCGACCGAAGAGTTGCAGCAATATGCTGCGGCACTGGCCACGCTGGATGGGCAGAAGGTCGAGAACGCGCAGGCTGTGCAGGCTGCGATTGCACAAGAATTGGCCGCACGTGCGCCCAAACCGGAAACTCCGCTCAGCCGTGCAGACCAAGATATTGCCGCAGCGTTTGCCGAGCCGGCGCCAGTACCTGAAGTTGACCCGTTGGCTGTCGAATGGCAGCAGCGTGAGCAAGCGATCGCGCAGAACAACGCGCAGTCTGT